GTGCAGCTCCAAAAAGAGAACAAAGATATACTGCTACACCAAATCCAACATCTGCTGATGCTGATGATGATTTCGGATTTAATGAAACAACATCTTTTTATCAAGATGCTAAAAACTATAATACTGAAACAGGGGAAGATGAATAATGAAAACTTTTAAACAACTACAACAGAATTTATCAGAAAGTAAAAGTATGGTAGCAGTGGACAAAAAAGGTAAAATGAAATATCTATTTTATGGCGAAAAACAAAAAATTCAATATAAAGGTAAAGATTATGTGGTTGATAAGGTTGCAAATGCATTAGTGTTACATTTAAAAGGCAGAGATAAGATATCACCTCTTACTAGAACAGAAGTAGAAAAAGGTTTTGATGATGGAACATTTAAAGTTATTGACCCTGGTTCTAATCCACAACATGCAGTAAAAACAAGGTAATGAAAACTTTTAAAAAATTAAAAGAAGATATAGAAGTAACAGATAAGACTGGTAAAGCTTTAAATTTTGCCAAAGAATATATTAAAACATATAAGGATACAAGAAGACCTACACCAGAAATAATTACAAAGGGTATAGGCAAATTTATACTGAAAGGAAAAGATGAAAAGTTAGTTGCAGACATGTTAAGTGATAAGTCCATAGGGTCTTTGAAAAATGTTAATGTAAAAACTAAAAAGGTGAAATAGTTATGAGCAACAAAACAAAAGATATTCTAGATGAGATTCTAGATATAGAAGAATCGACAGCAGAACTTGTTGAGAAAAAACCAGATACTCTTACAGTTAAAAGAGATGATACTCTTGATGATGTTGATACAGATTATAAATATCAGAGAGAGAACTTTTATAATTTAATTGAAAGAGGTCAAGATGCGATTGATGGTATATTAGAAGTTGCCAAACAATCCGACCATCCTAGAAGTTATGAAGTAGCAGGTAATTTAATTTCACAAGTTGCTGACATAACAGAAAAACTCGGTAAGTTACAAGCTTCCATGAAACGATTAAAAGAAGTTCCAAACAATGCACCGAAGAATGTAACAAATGCATTGTATGTAGGTTCTACTGCTGAACTACAGAAGTTACTAAAAAAAGATAAGGAGAAATAATTATGGATTTATCTTTTATAACAGCAGACTTATTAAATGATATAAGTTGGTTTGATGGTATAATTTATATTATACTAGGTCTTGTAGTATATACTGCAATAAGGTACATCAATAAAAAAATCTAATGGCTACAACAGATGTTAATCAATATCTAGGTAATCCTTTACTAAAGAAAGCGAATGTTCCTGTAGAGTTTACAAAAGAACAGATACAAGAATATCAGAAGTGTATGGATGACCCTGTTTACTTCATACAAGAGCATATGAAAATTGTATCTCTTGATGAAGGTCTTGTGCCATTTAAAATGTATGACTTTCAAAAAAAGATGGTCAAAACATTTCATGATGAAAGATTTACAATCTGTAAACTTCCTAGACAGTCTGGTAAGTCAACAACAATTATAGCATATTTATTACACTATGTTTTATTTAATCCAAATGTAAATATTGCAATACTTGCAAACAAATCATCTACTGCTAGAGATATACTAGGTAGATTACAATTAGGATATGAAAATTTACCTAAGTGGTTACAACAAGGTGTAATCTCATGGAACAAAGGAAGTTTAGATTTAGAGAATGGTTCAAGTATACTTGCAGCATCCACATCGGCAAGTGCAATTCGTGGTGGTTCTTATAACATCATATTCCTTGATGAGTTTGCATATGTACCATCAACATTGGCTGAAGAATTTTTTAGTTCTGTATATCCTACAATATCATCTGGTAAATCTACAAAGGTAATGATAGTATCAACACCACATGGTATGAATCAGTTTTACAAATTATGGACTGATGCACAAAGTGGTAAAAATGATTATATTCCAATCGAAGTTCATTGGTCAGAAGTACCAGGTCGTGATGAAGTATGGAAAGAAGAAACAATACGAAATACTTCACAGGCACAATTTAATTCTGAGTTTGAATGTGAGTTCTTAGGTTCTATTGATACACTAATTGCTCCACACAAATTAAAACAGATGCCGTATGTAGACCCAATACAATCTCATGCAGACTTAGATATATTTGAAAGACCAGATGAAAAGAAAACTTATTTTCTTACTGCTGATGTTTCACGAGGTACATCACAAGACTATTCTGCATTTTTAGTATTAGATGTAACGGAAATGCCATATAGGGTTGTTGCCAAATATAGAAACAATGAAATTAAACCTTTACTGTTTCCACAAAAAATACATGAAGTTGCAAAGGCATATAATAATTGTTTTGTATTAGTAGAGGTAAATGATATAGGAGAACAAGTTGCAAACTCATTACAGTTTGATTTAGAGTATGATAATTTAGTCATGGCATCTATGAGAGGTCGTGCTGGACAAATACTAGGAGCAGGATTCTCTGGTGGAAAGGCACAGTTAGGAGTAAGGACTACTAAGGCAGTTAAGAGAATAGGATGTTCTAATTTAAAACAATTAATTGAATCAGATAAACTATTAATACCAGATTATGATATTATGAATGAGTTATCCACATTTATAGTTAAGGGTTCTTCTCATCAAGCAGATGATGGTTGTACAGATGATTTAGTTGCATGTCTATTCATATTTGCATGGGCAGTTGACCAAACATACTTTAAAGAATTAACTGATAATGATATTCGAGAAAGAATGTATAAAGAACAACAGAATCAATTAGAACAAGATATGGCACCATTTGGATTCGTAGATAATGGATTAGACAATCCACATCTAGAGGAAGAAGAAGTAGATGAGTATGGTAATCGTTGGACTACTGTGGTTAGAGATTTTAATTCAGACTGGTAATCATAAAAATGTTGGGTCTAGTAAATCATTCTCAATCTTAATCATACAATTAGAACATACAATCTTAGAAGAATCTATTAGTCTTTTTACAGTTTTTCTACTAGTATCATTCATACCAACTCTTTTAATAGTCTTACGAATCTCTTTATCATGAGGATAAAATCTTAAACAAGCTATTTCAGGTTCACCACAATGTATACATTTAGTATTTACTAAATATTGATTCAAAGAAGAAACTCTTTTATGATAGTTCCTTTTTGTAACTTCTTTAATAGTTTCTTTGTACTTTTTGTAATGATTACTTGACATAATACTATTTATATGTTCAGCAACATATAAAAACAAATTCTAGAATATGATTTTTTTATAAATATAATCAAAGAACATAAAGAATAAACTTTATAATTAATAGGAGTAAGTCAATGGCGTTTTTAGTGTCACCAGGCGTACAAGTAAATGAAGTCGATTTAACCAATGTTGTACCTGCCGTTGCAACTAGTATTGGAGCAATTGCTGGAGCTTTTCAAAAAGGGCCAGTATCCACAATAGTTAATATCTCTAGTGAAGAAGAACTAGTCGAGATATTCGGTAAACCACAAGGTTCAAGTAATCAATTCGAAACATTTTTTAGTGCCGCAAACTTTTTAAAATATACAGATTCACTTAAAGTAGTTAGAGCAGAGAGTGCAGTAGTAAATGCTGGAGCAAACTCTGGTGTTCTAATTAGAGATTTAGACCACTATGATGCAAGTTTCTCAACAGGACAAGGTTCTAATGGAGAGTGGACAGCAAGAACTGCTGGAACATGGGCAAATGGAATCAAAGTAGAAATATGTGCTACTGCAACTGCATACGAACAGGATTTAAGTACAAATAACTTAGTAAACCAAGCAGATGTTGCTGTAGGAGATACAACGATTGTAGTAGATGATGCTGATGGTTCAGGTTATGCATTTAATGTAGGTGATTTAATATCATTCTATTCAGATACAGCAAATACAGTATCAGTAGATGACTTTAATGAATATCAAGTAACTGCAATCAATACATCAACAAATGCACTAACAGTCAGATTAAAAGATGACCCATCTGGTGCTGGTTTACAAACTGCAATTCCAAATGATTCAAAAATTAAAAGACGCTGGAAATATGCTGATTTGTTTCAAGGTGCTCCAGGCACATCAGATTATAATACAAACAATGGTCGTGGTTCAGGTGATGAACTTCATGTTGTTGTTGCTGATGGCACAGGTGATATAACAGGTTATGATACAGACACAGCTGGAAATAGAACAAAAGCTGTTATCGAAACATTTGGTAATATGTCTAAAAACTCTAGTGCAAAAGGACCACAGGGTGATAGTATTTACTACCCAGATGTAATTAGAGCTAAATCAAATTACATTTATTGGACAGACCATATAGCTGCTGGTAGTAATTGGGGAACAGATACTACATCAACTTATACTGCTGTAGACACAATAACAATAGATGAACTTACAGGTGGAACAGATGACTATGCTACTACTGCTGGAGAAATCGAACTTGCATATGATAAGTTTAAAGATACAGAATCAGAAGATATCAATTTAGTTATCGGTGGT